CGCCGCCGCAGATCATCGCCAAGATGGAAGAGATCAAGGCCAAGCATGTGGAGCAGCTTGGGCTCTTTACGGATGTAATTCCTGAAGCGCCTGTGCCTGTCGCCAACGAAGAGCTGAACGCCGAAGTTACCGTCCGCACAAGGAAGCGTAACAAGTGACACCATCTGATATCATAGTCGAGTGCCGTCGATTGCTGAATGACACGCTTGCCCCGTATCGTTACAGCGATGCGATGTTGCTCGGCTATGTTAATCAGATACTCAAGCGTACCGCTGTCCTGCGACCTGATCTGTTTGGTGAAACCGGTGATATTGCCGTGGCGGCTAACACCACGCTGCAGTCTCTGCCTGCGGATGCGCACCGGCTTATAGACATCTTTCAGGTCAAGGACGGCGATACAGTTACGGAAGTTGACCGGGAAACCATGTCGAGGAACTATCCCTCGTGGATGTCCGATGCGGCTGGTACGCCGGTCAACTTCATGCGCCATGTGCGCAATCCCACCAAGTTCTTCCTGTACCCCAAGCCGGTTGCCGGTACCGTTCTGGTGGGTGAGTACGCCAAGACCCCGGCAGACTATACCATCAGCCAGTCTATCCTGCAGCCGCCTTCCAGCTTCTTTGGCGCACTGGTAGACGGGGTGGTATTCCTTGCATCGTCTGTGGACGACGAGCATGTGAACTCAGGCAGAGCCAAGATGTTCTTGGATAGCTTTACCCAGCAGCTTGGTGTATCCCTCCAGAACCGCGCGCTCAATGACAGCAAGATAGCTGGGCTTACTGCGGCTGCGTCCCTTGGGCAGCTTGGTGAGGTATACTGATGTCTACCCGTTTGTTCACATCGCTGCTGCCGAAGATCGCACCCTCCGTACCGGGGGCTCCGCAGCCGCTTGTCATCCAGTACATCCGCGATGTGGCTATCCGGGCCTGCGAGACTTCCCTCGCGTGGCGTTATGTTGAGGCTCCGTTCGCTATCCAGCCGGGGTCGTACGTCAATTACTTCAACAAGCCAGAGAACACGGATGTTCACGTACTGTTCCGGGTTACATGTAACGGGCAAATCCTCCGCCGAGCTACGCTGGAAGACGCAATCGACATGTATCCGGAATGGGCAGAGCAGTTCAATGGACTGACTGCCAATGAAATCTGGGCGCAGACGCCGACGACGACCGTCAACGAAGATGAATACAACGATGTGCAGTTCAACGGTAATATAACCGTAACACTTCCGGCTGCTGCCTCAGAGAATGGTGGCGAGCCGCGTGTCGTCACCCAGATCAGCCCAGACCAATATGTTGTGCTGCCGATGCCCGGCACCGATAAGGTCTACACAATGCGGATGTTCTACGCCCTGAAGCCGTCGCGTACGGCCACCGGCATGGACGACACCGTGATGAACGAGCTTGAAGATGTTATCGTTCATGGTGCACTGCAGCAACTTCTGGTCATGCCCAAGGTCGTGTGGAACGACAACACATTGGCATCCTATCATGCCCGGCAGTATCTGGCGCGTGTGAATGAGCGCCGGGCTCGCTCCAATCTTAACAACAGCCGCAGCGGTTTGACTGCGCGTGGGAACGGGTTTGCATAACGAATGGTCGCTATCAAGATCACTCGGTTCATCGGCACAGCTCCCCGCAACAGCCCGGAGCTTCTAGCCGATACGGCGGCACAGGTTGCCCGCAATGGCAAGCTGTATTCTGGCGACTTGATCCCGTATCCTGAGCCCATCTCTGTGGCGGATAGCAATCGTAATGGCACGGTTCGCACAATCTATGGGTTGCGCAGCAGCACCGCCGGTACCGGCTCCCCGATCAAGTGGCTATCATTCAACAGCTTCGTATCCATCGCCACGCCGTCTACCGACGAACTTGAAGAGCGCCGTTTCTATTATACTGGTGATGGCAAGCCCAAGGTCAGCAATTTCTCGCTGGCTACTACGGGTAGCGCATCCGGTCCTTATCCGGTGGATTATTACGACCTCGGGCTTCCGCTGCCGACGACCAAGCCGACGATTACGACTGTACCGTTTAGCAAGGCGACGGTTGTCAGCTACGCCCGTGACAACGCCAATCAAGTCACGCTCACGACGATTGCGCCGCATAATCTGAAGACTGGCGCTGTTGCTTCGATCAGCGGTTTCTCAAACCGTGACGGTACGTATACCCGGACCAATAGAAATATTACAGTCACGATCTCAAACCACGGCCTCACGACTGGTGCCACTGTCTTTCTGGAGTTTTCGTCCGGTACGGCAACAACAAACAACTACACTGTAAGCGTAACTGGCACAGATACATTTACGTGTACTGATACTGTCTCTGGCGCTACCAGCGGCGCAGTCAAATGGGATATCCGCGACCTCAACACGATTGCGTCTGTTTCGGTTATCAACAGCACGACGATCTCTTATTTCGCTTTTGGTCCCGAGATTGCCACAACGACTGTAATTCGCGCTGGCACTTACACGCAGGTAGCCAGTGCTACGGCAACGATTACGCTCAGTGGTCATAAGCTAATTTCTGGTGATATTGTTTATTTGAATTTCACATCCGGTACCGCCACGTCCGGTACGTACGATGTCACGGTTATAAACACGAATACCTTCACGGTCATTCTGCCTGTATCGGCTACGACCAGCGGTAGCGTCAATGTCTATCTCGTTATCGGCACCGTCGATCTCGGTGATCAGGTGCAAGGCCGGTCGTATATCTATACGTGGTTCACCCCGTGGCGCGAAGAAAGCATTGGCTCCGAACCAACTGATCCTGTCTACATGCGCGAGGGGCAAACTGCGATTGTAACCAGCCTACCGACAGCACCACCTGCCGGTAAGAACAACATCCGTGGTATCCGACTGTATCGAAGTCTGGCATCCACGTCAGTTAGCGGGTTCTTTCAGCTCAAAACTCTGTGGTTCCCCGCAGCAATTTCACAAGTCAGCCGTACCAGCAACGTTGCACGCGTGACGATGCCCGATTACCACAACCTTCTTGCGGGCGACCGGATCAAGCTGGTGTGCACATCCAATGCTACATTTAATGCGACTGATGTGCTCGTGTCCCGCGTTGTCAGTGGTAAGGTATTCGAATTTGCGCAAGCCGGTTCAAACGTAGCTACTACCGCTGCGACGGGAGTGCTGTACTATGACATCGCTGAGAGAAAAACTGATCCGGCTCGCTACTGGGGTGACGGCGGCGTTTATACTTTTACTGATGATTTCAGCTACCTCAGTCTGACGAGCCTGCTAGGCTCTACGGAATACGAAGCTCCGCCAACAGACATGCAGGGCATTACCGCACTGCACAACGGTATGATGGCTGGCTTCGTCGGTAACGATCTCTACTTCTGTGAACCCGGCCTATATCATGCATGGCCCAGCCAGTATCGTATCTCGTTCGAGTACGACATCGTAGCGTTGTCCTCCATCGGCGGCGTCCTTCTGGTCCTGACCAGAGGCTATCCTTACATTGTCGAGGGTAGTTATCCCGCGACTATGGTCGCCCAGAAACTTGCTGTCATGTATCCATGTGTAAGCGCGGCTTCTGTTGTCGCAACTGGCTTTGGCATTGTCTGGTCTACCCATGACGGCCTCGCCGTCTACGGCGGTGGCGGTGCTCAGCTCCTGACGAAGGCTGTCCACTACAGCGACACATGGAATGCCGACGTGAACCCGGAAGAGATCGTCGGGGCCGTATTCAAGGAGAACTACATCGGTTCGACTTCTACGGCTGCGCTCACACTGGAAGCTGTCGAGGGAGAGGGCGGAACGGGTCTGTCCTTCGTTGACCTTGATTTCCAGTACAGTGCTTCGTGGTACGACAACGAGACTAACTCGCTCTATACGGCAGTCGGTACCAACGGTGATATCTACCAGTGGGATAACCCCACCCCGCAGAACATGACCATGCGCTGGAAGTCGAAGGTGTTCATAACTGATGCCCCGATGAACCTTGGCGCTGCGCGTGTCGTTGCCGACTACAGCCCCGGCGGTATAGATAGTCCGATCTGGGAAACCATAAACGATAATTGGAATACGTACGACCTTCAGTGGGACGGCGGCTTGCCGATCATATTTAACCTATATATCAACAAGCAGCTTATCTTTACGACAGTCCGTACTGACAGCGGCATCTTCCGACTACCAACTGGATATAAGAGCGATACATTTGAGGTTGAGATTTACAGTCCAGTACGTGTCCGGGCTATTCACATTGCTGAAACCCCCATTGGATTGGCGGCTGTATAATGGCTAGGTTCTCCGGTATCCCGTCTGTCTCTCTAGAGAGCACCGAGCCGCAACTGGCACGTATCCTGTATGCGCTCAAGGAAAATGTCGAGCTTCTGACCAACCAGCGGGGTGAACCCGACCGGGCCAGCGTAGCTTTGCTTTCCGGGGGCATTACGACCGCACAGGCATCGAATACTTTCAATGGTTTAACTGCTAAAGCAGTTGGCGCAAAGGTTAGCGGTGTAGCCGTCCCACTTTTGTCAGACTACGTAAAGGCGTTGCAAGATATCCAGACACTGGCGTATGATGTCGCCGTGCTGCGAGATACAGTTAACACCCTCATAGCCCAGTTGAGGACCAGCTAATGAACCAATATGTACCTCCTGCGTTGACCAGCCTGCTCAACATGAGCACGGTCATGACCCCGCCGGAAACAATGTCAAGCAGCATCCCGTCCTATCAGCTTGGTGGTATGGTAGGCCCTGATGGAATGCCTATCCGCCCGAACCTCCCCGGCCTGCCCGGCTTATCCGGCCCTTCGCAGAACGGCCTTGGCCCGCAGCAGATGGAATTGGAGGCACGCCGCTTTGTCCAGCAGAACCCCCAGCAGGTTGCTGAAATCCGCACCACTATCGAAGAGGCGCTTGCGGAGGGGGATATCACCATGGATCAAGTCCAACTCCTTACCAATATGGCGAAGGTGGCTCTCCAAAACCCGGAGATGTATCCAGCCCTGAAGCAGTCCGTTGTTTCCCGTGGTGTTCTTGAAGACGACGAACTACCGCCCGAATTCGATCAGGGTACTATGTTTATCCTGCTGCTGATCGGGCAAATCATGCAGGCCCCGGCTCAGCCGGGGATGCAAGCTGCCGGGGGTGTTCAGCCACCTGCCGCTCCCGGCAGCGACCAAATGGGTATGCCTTCAATGGAGAAGGGCGGTGCGCTTCCGCCCAAGGGTAACAGTGGTGATGGTTCCATTATCATTAAGGCTCATGAAAATGAGTATATAATCCCAGCCAAGGTCGTGAGGGCCAAGGGTACGGAGTTCTTCGACAAGCTCTTGCAGAGCTATGCAGACGACGAAGATTAAGGTAGGATACCGCCATGGGTCTCTGGAATACAATCAAGAAAGCCGCCCGCAGCGTCGGCAAGTTCGTTAAGAAGAACTGGAAGGTCATCGTCGGCGTGGCTGCTGCGGTTGCTATCCCCTTTGCTGCTCCCATGATCGGTGCTGCACTTGCCGGTAGTGCCTTTCTAGCCAGTGTGGCTCCAAGTGTAGCCGGATTTTTAGGGACAGCAGCCGGTAGTGCGCTCATTGGCGCTGGCCTTGGCGCTGGCGCTGCCGGTATTACAGGCCAGAACCCGCTGCTGGGTGCAGCCCTTGGTGGTGTCGGCGGCTTTGCTGGTGCAGGCGGTCTGGGCACACTGTTTGGCGGTATCGGTGGTGCTGCTGGCGCAGGCGCTGCCCCCCTTGGGGCAGGAGCTGTTGTCCCGGCAACTGGCGGTATCATTGATATTGGCGCTGCCACTGGTATTAACGCAGCCACGGGGCTTGCTGCTGGCGGCACGGCTGCCGCCGCAGGCGGTTTGTCTGGTACGCTTAGCTCTCTGGCTACCAAGCTGGCGACAAATCCGCAGTCCATCGGTGCTCTTGGCCAGCTTGCCATGACCATGTTCAACAAGGACTTGAACGAGCTTACGCCTGAAGAGCAAGCCCAGCTCAAGGAAGTGGCTTCGCAGGCTGCGACCAACCGCGCCCTGTTCGAACAGCAGGTCACGGAAGCAAACCGGCTTATCAATATGGGCACGCCGAACCCCGAACAGGCATATGCCAATGCCCGGTATGCTGCTGACACGCAGCTCCAAGAAGCTCAACGTGGTATGCCCGCCGGTCTGCAGGAAGCTGCTGCACGTAAGGCTGCCATTGCTGGTACTCAGGTCGGTCTCCAGAACGTGGCGCTTGATTACGCGCAGGCGGCGGATGTCCGTCGCGCTGGCGTCCAGATGCTGCCGAACGAGGCTCCGACCGGGTATAACCAGCTTGCCATGCCAACGTACAATTCACTGTATGAGCGGCAGCGGAAAATTGCTGAGCAACAGAACAAGGCTGTTGGCAACCTGTTTGGTTCGCTGGCCTAGGGGGTTTAGATGGCTGCACCGCAACAGTATTCCGGTAAGGGTTTCATCCTTGGCGGTGTGACGGATACAACGCCCGACTGGCTTGGTTCGTACAACGAAGGCGTAAACACGGCTATCGACCAGACGACGGCTCGTATCGGCCAGCAGGAAGCCCGCCAGCGTATGGGTCTGGCCGCTGCTGAAGAGCAGCGCATCGCGACTAAATTCGCTGATGAGCAGGCTGATCGGGCCCGCACCGAAGCCTATTGGGCTGGTCAGGGCGGACTGCCCGGATTGCAGACCCCGCAGGGTCCGGCCCTTGGGCCCATGCCTGCGCTTGAAATCCCCATGCCGAAGGCACCCAGTGCCGGTCTCATGGAGCAGGGCGCTGCTGCACCGGCTCCCGGCGCGATCACGAGCGACCAGCGTATGCAGATGCTGCCAGAGTGGGCACGTCTGGAACAGGCCAACGCGCTGCCGAATAACTATCTCGAAACGATCTCCATGCTGGAAAGCTCTGGTGGTACCAATGTCGGTACTGGCCAATACACCGGCATCTTCCAAATCGGACCCGAGGTTGCTGCTGACTTTGGCGTAACGCCCGAGCAGCTTCGTGATCCGCGTGTCAACGCACAGGTCGCTGCCAAACTGGCTGGCCGCAATGCTGCGGCGCTTCGTCGTTCGTTGGGTCGTGAGCCGCAGCCGTGGGAACTCTATCTTGCGCACCAGCAGGGCGCTGGTGGCGCAGCCGCGCTCTTGAGCAACCCCAGTGGTTCTGCCGTCGAAGTAATGGCTAACGTATACGGCGGCGACCGGACACGGGCGCAAGCTGTCATCACTCAGAACGGCGGCAACATCAACATGACCGCTGGCGAGTTCGCCGGTCTCTGGGCCAGCAAGTTTGGTGGTGCACTGCCGCAGCCGTTCACGGGCGGACCCAGTGCTCAGGGCGCGGGCGAAGCTCCGCCGTCCATGGTATCCACGCCCAGCCCGACTGCAAGTCCGCTGCGCAACGACATCAACGAGTTTCTGGCCAAGCGCAACCGCCGCGAAGTTTATTATAACATTATCAACGACTTGCGCGAGAGCCCGCTGCGCGGTGCCTATGACTATCTGTTCAGCGATCAAGCAACGGCGGAGCAGAACGCAGCCCAGTCGGCAACGCGGGCCGAAGCCCTGCAGTGGTACCAGTTGGATGAGGTTGGTAATTTCTTCAACGCAAACCCTGCCGCACTGGTTGAAGCGCAGCGCGACCCAATAACTTATTTCGAGCAGAACCGTGACGCCATTCTCGGCGCAGCCGCAGAAGAGGGTGCCAAGGGCGATCTGCCCGCTGGTGTTACCCTGCCCGGTGCGGCCCCTGCCGCTGGCGCTCCTGCTGCCCCGGCTGCTCCTGCTGTCACGCCCGGTTTGCAGACCCAGCCCATGGTGCCTACTGGTGAGGTGATGCCTCCCGTCACGCGCGAGGATTATGCTGGTGTCGTGCAGCCCGGTCAGGGCTCCATTGCCCAGCAGATCATGCGTACGCCGACCGGTCAGGTTCCGACGATCCCCGACATGGGGCCGTACATGATCGAACCGGCAGCGATCAAAGCCGAGATGGACGAACTTATGTTCCAGCGGCAGACGATGGAACGTCTGTATGCGGACGCCGTTCAGGCCCGAGACCGTGCAACCATGGTGACGATCCAGACCAAGGCGGCGGAACTCGATGCCGGTATCCGGCTTATGCAGAACATGCAGGCCGTGGCGTCCATGCAGGCTGGTGATGACACACAGGTAGCGCAGACCCTTTCGCGCCTCTCCAGCGGGCAGCTTCGCCTGCAGCCGCGTAGCGATGGCAAGTACAATATCTTTCAAAATGGGAAGCTCGCCTACGAAGGTGTTACCAAGGACGCGCTCGTCGCTTCACTCCGCATGGAGTTCGACCAGCAGTTCCAAGCGCAGGTTGCCGCCCGTGCGACAGCGACTGCCGAGCAGGGCCAGAAGGTCTTCGAAAGCGAACTCAAGACCGCCGAGGAAATTGCCAAGCAGGAGGCGGAAGCCTACAAGCAGATTGCCGTTGACCGGCAGAAGGAAATCCTCCGCGTCCAGCTTCAGCAGGCTAATCCCGAGCGCACTGCTGTCGAGGGCAGCGATGGCCGCATCTATATGTACGACAAGAATGGGCGGGCCCCGCCTGTCGTGTTCGAGATGCAGCCTGAGCTTGATGTCTACGGAGACCCGTTGATGCGCGGCGATATGCCTGTTATGAAACTTATTCAAGTCGGCGCTTCGAACGCCGTGCCTATTCAGTAAGGGGGCTACATGGCCGGACTTAACGACCCGCTCACCCAGCTTGACTATGGCGAGGCGATTGCTCGTGGTCCCCAGAGTGTAACGCAACAGACTGGCTTGGCCGGTCTGGCTACACCTGCCAATACGGATATCTCTCGTGCCCGGCAGGGTAGTCTCCAGCGCCTGAAAGACCTTGGGGATGTGACACTTGCAGCGCCTCCGGCTCCGGCTGCACCGTCGCGCGTTCTGGCAATTAGCCGTTCGACCGGTAACGTCTGGGCCAATGGTAAGATGTTCTCGCTGGATGACGCGCAGGGCGCGATTGAGAGTGAGCAGTATCTTGGCGGTCCGCCGCAGCCTGCACCTGCCGCTGTTGCCACTGACTGGGAGCCCCTGTCCGAGGAGGCGTATGCCCAGTATATCGGCAAGATCAAGAACCCCAGCCTGACCACACTGGCAGCCAAGAACTTTGGTACCGGTGTCGATACGTCTCAGATGCTCGCCGGTTACGGCGCACAGTTCCTTGGGGCCGAGGAGTTTGGGCAGGGCGTTGTCCGCCAGCAGCTTGAGGATATCCGCAAGAACGCTCCGTACCAGCGCAGTCTAGAGGATGTGCCCGAGCGCGGCGTGATGGAATGGTTCGTCGCCAACCTTGCCCAGCAGGGTCCGAACCTGATCGAAAGCGTTGTGACGGCAGCTATCGGTGCTGCCGGTGGCGCGGCTGCCGGTGGTGGTGCTAATCCCGTTACGGCTGTTGGCGGTGCTGTCACTGCCATGGTGGGCAAGCAGGCGTTCAAGCAGGCGGTTCTCGCTGCCGCCAAGAAATATACAGCCGGTGAAGTGCTGGACGCTGCCGAGAGCAAGCTCCTGCGTGAAGCCGCTGGCATTACGGTCGCCGCCCGCAAAGAACTGTTCGACAAAATCGGCACGGTCGCTGTTGATAGCACTGGCAAGGCAACGCTCTTTACTGCCGATGACGCGGCCAAGGCATTGCTTGGTCCGGCTGCTGGCAGGGTTGCTGCTGGTGGTGCTGCTCAGGCCCAGATCGGTGGTGCGGCTCTTGCCACTGGCCTGCAGAACTATGCCACGGGTGTCGCTGATCTGTACGGTGAGAGTGTCGAAGGGGGCGATCCCAGCCGTGGGCTGGCTGCCCTTGGTGGTATCCCGTATGCTGCTGCCGAGACTATCCCTGAATATCTTGCTGCGCTCCGGCTGTTCAAAGGCATCGGCCTCAAAGCTGCCAAGACGGGTGCCCGTGGTGGCCGAGCTGGTACGATTGCCACGAACGTGGGCGTCGGCACTGGCGCAGGCGCTATCCTTGAGGGTACGACCGAAGCGTTCCAAGAGACGCTGGGCATCGGCATGAACGCCGATGTTGATGTGGACAGCCCCGAGGGTATCTCCCGCCTGCTGAATGCCTTCGCTGCCGGTGCCGCTATCGGCGGCTTCATTGGTGGTGCGTCCAGCCTCAACACGGGCAAGGCCACGGACCTTCTCTCCGGCGGAGCCAAGCCTGCCGAGCAGGGCGGCACGGCACTGACCGGTGAAGTTATTCCCCCGCAGGGCCCGGCTCCGCGTGGTGTTCCAGTGCCTGACGGTTCTGTTCCGCTGCTGGGTGGCCCTACGGTTGGCGCTCTGCCGGGCCCGACCCCGGCACCTACACCGGATGTGACCGGTGTCAGCTTTGCCCAGCCGCAAGTCGGTGCGCCCTCTGCTGCTGGTGCCCTGCCTCCAGCTACGACAATTTATGGTGGTGCGCCTGCACCCACGACCATGCTTACGGGCCCTGCGCCGCAGCCTGCGGCAGCTCAGCCTCCTGCGGTAATCCCCATGGGCGGGCCCGAGCGTTTCGGCTCTGCCCTTGAGCAGGCAGCCGCTGGCGGTTTGCCGCAGGCTGCGCCGACCGGTCCGCTTGCCAACCGCTTGCAGCAGCAGGCGGCAGATGCACGTGCTAGTGCTGTACAGGCCCAGCTTCAGGCGACCAGCGGCTCTGCTCTCGCCCGCATCGGTCGTGGTGAGAATGTCGGTATGGCACCGCCTGCCGCTGCCCCGCAGCAGCTTGAACTACCCCTTGCTGCGCCGGGTACCGCCAAGCTCAAGCGTGGCAGGAAGGCTGCGGCTCCAGCCGCTCAGCCTATGGAGATATCGCCTGCCGTGACGCAGACGGCTGAGCCCGCGCTTCAGGTAGCCGAAGCTGCGCCCGCCCCCGTGGTGACACAGCACGATACGTTTATCGAAGAGTTCGATGACGCGCGAATGAATGACGCCAGCAAGCTAAAGCTGAAGGCCATCGTCAAGCGTGCTATCAAAGCCGGTGTTCTCACCGAGCGTGATACCAAAGAACTGGATATCGCGTTCAAAGACAGGGACATGACAGCGGACGATATCGCGCCGCTTGCCACCAGCCTCATCGCAGCTAATAAGGAGACCGCCAGTGCCGCTGAAGTCGGGCAAGTCGAACAAGGTCGTCAGCTCAAACGTCCAAAAAATCGTGGACGACTGGCAAAAGGACAGGAAGATCGGAACGTCCCGGCCCAAGTCCAAGAAGCAGGCGGTCAGGCAGGCCGTCGCAATTTCCTTGCAGAAAGCAGGGCGAAAGCAGAAGCCGCAAAGCCGGGGCCGGTAAGCCCAAAAGCCGAAGGGGTAGCCGCCCCATCAAAAAAGGCTGAAGAACCCGGCACTGCCGTAGCAGTTGTCGAGCCGAAGAAGCCTGTCGAGGATGTCGAGGCCAAGCGCAAGGTTGCCAAGGCACAGGCCGAGGCAGAGGAAACTGCTGCGCTGGCCGAGCGTGCCGGAAGTGATGTGGCCGAAGTCGAAGCCATGATCGTGGCATACAACGAAGCTGAGCCGGGTTCTGTCGAGAGCGATGACGCGCTAATCGCGCTGATCGAATATGCCAACGACAACTCGATTGGCCGGGGCGCACGCACCCGCGCTCAGGATTACCTTGCCTATGAGGTAGACGAGAACGACATCAAGTTGGCTGAGCGCAAGCTGTCCGGTGAAGTCGATCAGGACGCGCTCGACTTCAACACGATCACCACCGCGATGGAGCAGTTCAACAACGGCGAGATCAAGCTGATCCCCAAGATCGTCGGTGCGCTCGTATCCGCGTGGAAGCGTATCAAGTCCAAGAAGATGAAGTACGGGGTCTACCCGCTTGATGACTACATCAAGGGCGGGCCGCAGTTCTTTAACATCGTCAAGGGTAAAGTTACGCCGAAGGGCGAAGGCAAATACTCGCTGTCCCAGTTCGACAACCCGGACAATCCCATGTCCGCTGGGCGCATCAAGCTCATCATTAATAAGTTTACGTCCAAGCTGGCGGTCAAGCCCAAGGTCTATGTGTTCCGTAATCAGGCGGACCTCAAGGCCAGCGACCCCAAGCTCTACACCAAGATGCGTGCTGGTCGTGCGGTTGCTGACTTCGACACGGCAGTGGCTGCGGGCTACTCGCTTGATGATACGGTTATCATCTTCTCGGATCGTATTGGCAGCGAAGACCATCTGGCTTTTGTGCTGGCCCACGAAACACTGGGCCACTTCGGCTTCCGTGGTCTCATGGGGAACAACGACTTCAGCATCCTTATGGAGAAGCTGTACGATAGCGATCCACGAGTGAAGGTTGCCGCTGACGCCGCGATGCGTGCCACTGGCATGAGCAAGTCGGAAGCCGTAGAAGAATATCTTGCTGACTACGCCGGGCGTCTGGATGTCCGGTTGCTGTCGCGTTTCTGGAAGGGCGTCAAGAGCACGCTCAACCGGTTCGGCATCAAGTTCGGTGACGAGGCCACCCGCTACCTGCTGGACCAATCCAAGCGTTACGTTCGCACTGGCCAGAAGTCTGGCGTGTTTGAGACCAGCTCTGTCATGCAGCGGTTGTGGGCTGTTGAGAGCGGCCAGATGGGCCGCTTCTCCATGGTTGGTATCTCCGACGATAACGAGCGTGTTGCACAGGCACTGCGCTACGGTGCCAACCTGTTCCCGATGGACCTGAAGGAAGCCGCTGGTCGCGTGAAGGACTTCGGCGGATCGTGGGATAAGTTCAAGGAGAAGTTCTTCAGCCTGATGAACTACCAAGCCCTGCGCAATCCGGGGCTCTATGAGTTCGAGAAGCTGATGGATGAGACCCGCCAGCGTGAACAGTACATCCACAACAAGTACAACGAGCGCCTGACCGGCCTGCTCTACAAGAGCCAAGCGTACAAGGATACCGTCAGCCGTATGCTGCTGATCGGTCGTGCCGTTTCGGTCTATCGCTTGATCCAGAACCCGCTGTCTCCTGCTGACCGCAAAAAGACTTTGTTCAGTATCGGCCCTGATGGCAACATCATCCGCAATACCAAGGCTATCGAAGACTTCGTAGAGCGCGGCATCCTGAGCTTTGACGAGCTGCGTATCGGCGGTACCTATACCCGTGAAGATGTTGACGAGAACGGCAACACGGTCAAGCGCGAAGTTCCATTTGAAGGGTTCCAAGGGCTGACGCAGGAGCAGTACGACGATTACGTAATGGCCCGCCGCACCGTGGCAGATGTCGAGCTGGAACTGCTGGAAGCTAAGTATTCCAACGCACTACACACCGAGCGCGTATCCCGCAAAGCCATATCGCGTCTGCTCAAGTCCGCAAATCTGGAAGGCGATGCGGCCAAGCTCGTAGACAAGACGCTCAAGAAGTACAAAGAAATCTACGTGTCCGGCTACACTGTCGATGCACGTGGCAACATCACTCCCGGTGTTGAGCAGATCAATCTGGCCGACGACTTCCTTGCGGCTGTCAACAAGGCGCTCATCAGCGCCGATGCCAAGAACGACCCCGACGTTAGTGCCTTCTTCGATCAGCAGAAGCAGGCCGATGACTTCCTTACCAACCTTGAGGCGTTCCGTTCTGACCGCAAGATACCTGATGGCGAACTGACGTTCTTGTTCCAGAACGAAATGAAGCGCATCATCCTTGATGATGTCAGCCTTGGCGTTGAAGAGGATCGTGCCAAGCGATCCATGGTTGCAGGCTACGTCCCGGTCATCCGTGACAAGGCGTTCGAGATGCGGCTGGAAGCCGTGGACGATAAGGGCAATCCTGTACGTCTCCACGAGGAGCACAAGAAGTTGCTGGTGTACAGCCAGTTCGATAGCGCCTCACTGGCAAAGCAGAACGCTGACATCATTACCTCTGAGCTGGGCGACAATACCTATGAAGCCCTCGTCATGCAGGATGACGGCAGCTATAAGACCCAGCCGGTTCGCCTGCGCGTGAAGTACGGCGAGGCCCTGTCGCAGGTGACTGCCGATCCGGCACTGAACCTTGATGAGTTCATGCACGGCCTGCGGTTGTTCAAGATTAACCTGACCCCCGACAAGATGACGAAGATCATCCAGACCCTCACCGAGGCTGGCGATCCGATCCGTAAGCGTCTGGAGTTCAGCAACACCCCCGGCTACGACAAGAGCACGGGTATCTTTGCCATGGCACGTCACATCCAGATGCGTGCTGCAACCATTGCCAAGACGGTGACGCGCCCGCGCACGCGCGATCTCATGGACCTTGGTAACGAGGACAGCTACGACCTCTGGGCTGGCAACCGCAAGGGCATCTTCGATCTGCACGACCGTTGGTCCAAGGCTGCGAACCCGGACCTCAAGCGCGAGTACCGTCAGCTTCTGAACCATGCCCTGTATATGTTCACTGAAACATATCCTGAAGCGAAGGGCTGGGATGGCTCGAAGGCTGGGTTCGACGCGATCAAGGGCAAGCTGCAGGAAGTCAACTCCAACCGGTTCTATAATCAGGCGCAACGCACACTGGACTTCTTGGAGGGCAACCAGCTCGTATCCGAAAGCAACTTCGGTGCGGGTCGTACCGTTTCTGCACTTCGCGCTGCGACCAGTATCTTTCAGCTTGGTGGTTCCATCGCGCAGGGCGTGATGAACATGTCCTCGCCCTACACCAACTGGATGCCCTACATGATGTCGCACAATTCCCGTAATGGGTTTGGCGGCGGCTTCGGTACTGGCGCAGTTGTTTCTGAATACCACAAGGCGCTGACGCAAGTGGGCGCACCCGGCATAGCGATCTCCAAGTATAACTCTGCCGAGTATTACGAGGGGCTGATCAACAACCCAACGGAACTGGCTGCGTCCGGGCTCACCCGTGATGAAGCAATGTTCCTCTCGCTGGAAATCCGCGAAGGTAAACTTATCCCTGCACAGGCGAACGCTTTGCTTGGTACGGCCCGAGCTGGCATTTCCAGCCCGCTGGTGCTGCGCGGTATCGACGTGTTCATGGCCCCGTTCAACCTGTCAGAACAGGCATCCCGCCGTGCGGCTGGTCTCGCTGCGTTCCGTCTGGCTCTGCGCCGCAACAATGGTGATGTGGATGCAGCCCGTGACTTCGCTATCCAGTCACTCGACCTGACGCTGGGCGAGTACTCCGTGCTGAACCGTCCGCCTGCGTGGCGCGATGGCATCCAGTCGTTCCTCTACATGTACAAGGTTTACCCAACCACCACGATCCAGTTGTTCCGCCGCCTCGACAAGAAGGGGCAGATGATTATGCTGGGTTCCCTCTGGCTGGTGGCTGGTGTAGCGGGCTTCCCGTTTGCCGAGGATATCGAAGACCTCGTGGATACCATCTCCCAGATGCTGGGGCTCCAGATGGGCAGCGTTCGCGCTGAGTTCGCCAAGACCATTGACAGCGTGGCCCCCGGCCTGTCGCCCGCGATCCTCAAGGGCTTCATCAACGGATATCTTGGTGTGCCTGCCGATGTGGCTGGCCGCTTCAGCCAAGGCGACTTCCTGCCCGGCACGGGCATCCTGCTTGCTGGCGCTACGGTTGCGCAGGAGTTCAAGGATATCGCTGGTCCCATGCCGTCCATGGCAATTGGGCTTGCTACCTTCGCCCGTGATCTCATCGCAACGCCGTTCTCCGAGCGGCAGACTTTTGCTGACACTCTGCGCGGAGCGCCTATCACTGCGTTCCGTATGGCCTCTGACGCATATACTTATTGGGACAACGGTGCAGTCGTTGACAAACGCGGCTACGTCATCACGCCGGATATGAATGCGGGCACGATCATTACCCGCCTGCTTGGGTTCTATCCCGAGGCGGCAGCCAAGGAATACGAGGCGATCCGTGTAGCCAAGCGCATCGGCAACTACCAGAAAGATGTTGTCGCTTCGTACCGCTATGCATGGGTCAAGGCCATGCAGACTGGCAACCGTGCTTACGCACGTGACATCGAGCAGTCAGTGGCCGAGTGGAACAAGGGTGCCAAGGGCACCTCTTTGGAGATCAAGGATTTTGTACGTAACTCGCAGCGGGCGCTCAAGGAAGCACGGCTCAGTGCTACACAGCGAACGCTCCGCTCTACGTCAACTGCGGGCCGCGAAGATACGGCCCGCATCATGGACTTGTTGATCCAGTAGCTATACCACTGCCTGAAGCTGGCCGTAGGTCAGGTTATCCACGGTGTCATCTGCATCGTTCAGGATACCCTGCAACCTGTCATGGTTCAGGGACAGACCGAGCACGTAAATCTGCCCCACCTTGATCGGCGTGTCCTTGCCAATGGAATACTTGTTCGACTTGGGCGTAGCCTCGATACCTTCCTTGGCGAGATCATCGCGCACCTTGTCGATGTCATGACGGTTGGCAACCAGCCATGTACGGAAGTGCGTGCGATCCAGCATGAGAGTACCATGTGTAAAGTTACCACCGGGTGAGCTGCGGTACACATCGACACGGATACGAATGCCGCTCCGAGGCAGTCGCGTGTAGTCATAGGTGGGCTTCTGTCCAGCCGTGTGCATCACCGTGAGCTGGGCCCCGGCGTTGTCGTTCATGTACTGGGCAAGCACATCGAAGCAATCCATCTTGGTGGATGTGGCTGCAGCGCGGAGCGGGCTGAGCTGGCCGAGGATGTACCGGGTCGGAACTTCCGGATCGTACTGGATCAACCCAAGCGACTGAGCCAGCCTGTTGCCAAGATCAGCGAGAATGATGGCCTGCTCCCAGAAGCGTTCTTGTCCTGAGAAGTTCGGATTATATGACTGCTTGAACGTGACAATATGTTCTGCAATCATTGCCCTGATGGCCGTGTCGCCTAACGATACGAGATGTTTTATATAAACCTCGCCAACCACACCATAACAAGTCGTGGTGAAGTTATACATCTTGCGCCCGGCCTCAGTCGAACGAGTGAAGAGCGGATGCGGCATCATATGGATTTCCAACAGACGCGCCATCTGTGCGTCCGTATCCATGCCAGACGAGTAGAGCTTGGATGCCATCGACCTGTTGGCGCTCATGGTGCAGATCGTTGCCCATGTCTTGGCGTCCTTCTCCTCCGAGTTCTTGGTCAGCCGCGCCTTGTCGCGGCCCTGTGATACCCAGTACGTGAAGTCACCGACTTCCTTGTCTGGCATCATGGTGGCTTCGTCAATCGTGACAGGCAGGTTATTATACAAGCCGAAGCGGGAGAAGGCAGCGTTCTGTGTAAACTTGGCAGAGAAGTGCAGCTTGGTGGGGTCGCCATAGATCGACTGCTGCATCATCTGGGCCAGCGTCTTACCGCATCCGGTCGGCCCGCAGAGATTTACTGTCAGGCCCTTGAGCCCAGTGAACTGGAACAACGGCGAAGCAAAGCCCAGCCCCAGCACAAACATATGCACAGGCATGTTGGCCTTAGTCAGCAGCGATGTAAACTTGGACCACTCGTCCACGGTGCCAGCCGTTCCGTATAACTGCTCACCCACCCGCTGCGAATGCGCAGCAAGGCTGATGTTCTCTGTTCGTACTAAGCCCTGCTCGTCTGTCTTAAATAACTTCTCACCCAGCAGGAAGCTGGAGTTGTCGTCTTTCCACCCCATCGTGGAGTACAGGTTCGTGACTGACCTGATCTGTCTCAGGCTGTCCATGTACGTGCGAAGCATTGTCTGAAAACCCTCTGTCTGCTTCTTACCCGCAAGCACAATGCCCTTGTCTGCCACGGCAGTGGCAAACTCTCTGCCGCTGTGCTCAGCGAGGAATGCTTGGCGGAATGCCAGTTCTGTCCAGCCCACATGTGGGCGCTTCCAGTGATATCGTACAGTCTCGAAACCCAGCGTCTCATCGTAACCGTAGCCAACCGGGTAGATGTCAAACTTGCATATGTCGATATCGGTTCCGTCAGTGGCAACCTTGATGCCATCGGCTGTGCGCTTGTACGGCTTGGGGATCGGCACCTCGAACGCTTCCTTGTCCGGTGCGTCCCGTGCAATCTCCACCTCTTGGTACTGCAGCCCCAGTCTGGCAGGCGAACCGATGCGTCCCTTGAACCGGCACTTCTTGCAACCGTCTTCGCGTTCGCTCTCAAACTTACTGCACGTTGTCGGACCGGTAGCGGCTCGCTGCCAGTGGGTCAGCTTCTTCAGCGTCTTGGTCTCATCGAAGTCGGGGTGATCCTTGGACCACTCGACGGCTACCTCTTCAGGTGTTTCACAGTAGGCTGCGATACCCATCAGGCCATACCAGAACGGCTCTGGCACATCCGCTTGGTTGTTCACGGCCCATGCGATCTGTGCGCACTTCGCAACCAGTATCGTTGCGTTGGCTGGGGGATAGTCTTGCTTGACGGCTAGGTTGTCGAGGAGGGTGGTTGTTCGCTTGGGTACATGAACTGTAACTGGTGCTGTTATATATTTCTGCAACGCCGCCGTCATGTCTGTGACAGTAACTTCTGGTGCGTTGAGCAGAAGTTTTACAGTGTTATCTCCTTTGTAGTTCACAGTACCAGTTGCTCTCAGGACACGAGCACTGTCGGTAATGACGACCGGGTCGACATTGAAATCGTGCTGCTTGGTGGCATCTTTCAGCGCCTGTGCCAGCGGCTTCCATCTATCTTGTGTGAGGTCTTCATCGAGCACCCAGTACACATGCAGGCCGTTGCCGCTGTGTACGATCATTGGCTTAGGTAACTTAGTTGTTGCGAGGAAATCACCGAGCGCCTTGAGCCCGTCTTTCCACGTGTCATATGGTTTATCTTCGCCGCAGTCTACGTCCAGATACAGCGCCTTTGTGAACGCTGTGTGTTCCTGCTTACGATGTTCCTTGGTGAACGATGACACAGCATAGTAAGTATTGTAGCCCTTATCGCTCATCTGCTGCAGATGCAAAGCTAACTTATCTATGTCATCGAAAAACTTTTGTCGGGGGTACTCACCAACAAGTGTGAAGGCGCAGTACATACCACTCGACGGTAGCACGTGCCGAAGAAAGCCCGGCGTATCCATGTAGTTCTCCCTGTTGGTAGAGTGGGGGTTGGGGATGAAACACCCCCAACCGATGATGCTACTGCTCCTGACCGAGCAGTTCAAGCAGCCGCTTCACTCGTTGCGGCTGTTCCATCTCAAGCACCTCCGCTGTCGGCCATCCATGTTCAGTCAGGATGGCTAACAACTTTTTCAGCATGGCCTTCATCTTTGGAACATTGGTAGAACGCATTGGTTTACCACGAACCCAGAGGTAGTAGGTCATGCGGGAGACGCCGAGAACCCTCGCCATGTCGGAAGTTGACAGCAGCATATGACGCCGCAGCACCTCGACCTTGGCAAAGTCCACGGGCTGATTATGCGTCATCCGCGTTGGTCTCACCCAGCAGCGCGGCGATCTCGTCCGCAATGTCAACGGTCGGCGCGGCTACCTTGGGCACAGCCTTGGGCTTGGGCGCAGGAGCGGGGGCCGCAGCAGCGGCAGGGGCCGCAGTCTTGGCACCGAAACCACGCTTGGGCTCAGCACGGGGCGGCTCTTGGATGTCAACCGGAGCCTCTTCCTCCTCGACCGGAGCCGGGGCAGGAATAGCCTTGGGTTTCACCAGCAGGGGCTTGGGCTTCTCGACTTCCAGCTTGGCTACAGGTGCAGCAGTTTCTTCTCCCGTGATTGTCTTCACTTCCGTGGAACCAAACAGCGCATCGACTGCTTCCATTGCAGCCTCGTCAAGGAAGCCACCGAACCCGAAGTTGAGCTTGGGGAACGAGGCATCAGTGTCAAACGAGATGCGGGTCTTCACGATCTCCGGAGCGATGCCACGCATGGCAAGCTCACGCTGGTACTGGTTCAACCCCTTGAGCGCAGCGGGCGTAACCTGCAGCAGGTAGATCGGGCCAGTCGGATCATCGGCAGCCACCACGGCAAGGCGCTTCAGGTCAGAGCAGGCCTTGACCTTCTGGCCCATCGGCGTGACCTTGGAGCCCCATGCATTATGCGGGCAAGTAGCACAGAGTTCGTTCTGCGGGTCGGTGCTGTCAGCACTGGGGCGGATACCATCCAGCGAGGAACAGTCCGGAGCAGACGGCTCAGCGTCAGGGGTCCATGCCTTGGCGTACCACGTCTTGGACAGGCGGGGGTTGGCACCGACGATAACGATGTCCAGTGTGGTGCTATCCAGCACCGTCTCGCTCTCGCCTTCCTTGATGCGGAAGCGGGCACCCTTCAGCGAGATGCGGGGGATGCTCTCACCGGAACCGATGCCACCGCCAAGCGCCTGCGCCAGAGCGGAGGGCTGACCGATACGGCCAGCGAGGTGAGCCGGAACCTTGATGTTAGTCGGGACGATATTGCTCATGTTGTTCTCCTGTAATGAGCGTTAGTATTTGTTGGATTTTGCAGCGTAGTCGGAGCCAGTCATAACCATCTGTGCCCCAGTAAGTTTTACTTTGCTGCGATACACGACGATCTTTTCAATCATGTCTTTCTCGTCAGTGCAGTAGATGATGGGGTTCTGTAGCGTAAGCCCACCACCCATACGCAGCAGGTAGCCGTTGTCAATGCGGTAGGCGACGAATGCCATCTCCGTACCAGAGAGTACATCACGTGCTTCGATTGACGACACGGGTTCATAGTGGTCAATACCCAACCACTTACGTAGCATCCGTTTCATGTCAGTCCTCCTTACTGGTCGGCTTGCGTACGTTTACTTCTATGCGTGTGCCGTAGTTCACACCGGGCGGCACTGCCTTCGTCTGGTCGATGTACCCGCGCACTGCTGTCTTGCTGATGCGCTTCTCGAACATATCGTAGGCATCGTTCTCACGAACGAATGTGAGGACAGCATCCCAGTCAGCCACGTTAGCGAAGTCCACCGTGGTAAGGAACGCCGTGCCGTGCTTGGTTTTGAAACTGGTGACACCTTGGGTATCTGCTTGCTGCTTCACCCATGTCTCCAGCTTGTCCATCTTGGCCGTGATCTCGCCAGCTTTTTGGTCAGCTTCAGCTTTGATCTGGGCCTTCTTGTCACGCAGCTTGAGGTAAGCTGCCACCACTTCATCCACTGTTATCATTTTTCTCTCCTGTTGGTGCCAGTCGCGGGCAAGAAGGTATAACTGCCCCACTGGCTGACGGGGTTATTCTCAATGCGTGGTACTCACCGTCCAATCCACGTCTGCTCTTACCGCCTAGGCGGACCCAGCAGCAGGGTCATCTCTGCATCTCCTGTTGAATAAGATCGAGTAGCACGCCCTGCAGTTTCTGCTTTGTTGCAAGGCGCTGGAATATCTTCTGCTCCAGTGCTGTGCTTTGGATGTGCACTACGTTGGATACGTGACGCTTGCCGATACGTTCGACGCGCCCATTAGCTTGGGTGTACTGCTCGTTGGACGCTATAGGTCCGTACCAGATAACAGTGGAAGCAGCAGTAAGAGTAAGGCCATGAGCCATAGTAGCAGGGTGAGCGATAAGGACGCGAGGGTCAGTAGCACTCTGGAAATTGTAGAAGATTGTGTTGCGTTGGCTAGACGAGACAGAGCCATTGACCACTGCGACGGACCAGTGCTTGCCGAGTTCCCGCTCAAGCATTCGTAGAGTGCCCGTGAGCGGCACAAAAACAATGACCTTGCCTCCTGCTTCTTCGATAACTTCTTTGACTGCGTTGATCCGTGGGGCGCAGTCCAGTTCGATGTCATTGCCGTCCTCTCCATATGCTACGCCACAGGCGATCTGAATTAGTTTCATAGCCTTGACTGCTTCGTTAACTGCAGTGATCGTGCCGTCAGCTCCACCAGTCTCAGTGATGAGATGCTTCATCATCTGCTTGTAGTGTTGCGTCTGCTCCGGTGTCAGCTCTACCTCTCTGGTCTGCAGCACAGTGTCGGGTAAGTCAAAACACTCATCGCGAGTGAAGCGCACCGCTGGCTGCAGAATATGTTTGACTGTCTCCGGACTGTCGGGCTTGGCGGTGTAACGATACGGACCCAACTTCATCATCACTTGATCTTTGAACGCCGTGTAGGTCTTGGTGCAGTACGGACTGTCGATCAGTTTGGCCAATGCCCACGCATCTGTCGGTTCGTTGGGTGTTGGTGTGCCAGTCATCAGCCACAGGCGGATACCTTTCTCGTTGTCCAGCCAGCGGCGGAATGTCTTGAACCTCTTGGTCGTGGGGTTCCGCAGCACTGCCGCTTCGTCCACAATAATCAGGTCGAACATACCCTTGGCTTCGTTGGCGATGATAGGAAACCCATCGTGGTTGATGACGTAGAAGTCTGCTTCCTGCCTGAGTAGTTTCTTCCTGCGCTCTGCTGTGCCGTGCAGTACGGTCGCCCTGCGGTGGGTGAAGTTCATGTAGATGGCATCACCCCACACACGTTCCAGTGTGGACAGCGGAGATATGACGAGCACCTTGCTAACCGCGCCCACTTCTATCAGGTAGTCTGCCGCCCACAGGGCGCTCTGGGTTTTGCCCGTGCCGATCTCATTCAGCACAAGCCCCTTGTCATAGATGGTCAGGAAGGCAGCCGTGTCCTGCTGGTGCTGGTATGGCTTGAACCTGCCCGGCCAATCGTAGTGGTAGAGAATGGGCGAGGGTGCCTCGATCCCTAGCTGGTTGAGCTGGCTCACTTCGCGCACGCCGTGGGGCGTGACGATTACCTCCTGCCCACGCACAGTAATACGTTGTGCTGTGCTGATTGATGCAAGCACACGCTCGGGATGGTTGAGCTTCAGCGCCAGCGCCTTGGCTTTCGGAATGACTAACACTGCTCAAGCCTCCACTTGAGCCACGTGCGGAAGTTTGCCACGCCTTCGTCGCTATCCACCACGACACAGTGCGCCCCGGCCTTGACCATATCTGCCATGGTCTTTTCCTGCAGGGGCGTGACCTTGTACTTGCCACCAGCGGCCTTGACCTCGATACCTATCATGCGCCCGTTCACACAGGCGATCCTGTCAGGGATGCCGGACCTGCCGTATATCCCTGACTGCGGGGCGAAGTACCACACGCCTGCTTCCTTCAGCACCTTATCCACCTTCTTCTTCATCTTTGCTTCAGGGGTATCTGCCATAGCATACCTTTACACTGTTGTCAACTATTGTGCGAAGTCGCATAGGTGTTTGGCCGGACAGAATTTACACAGGCCGCTAGGCTTGGCGGGCCAATCCTCACTGGCAAGGCTGCGCTCAATGCGACCGACTTTGTTCAGCAGGTCGGACCACATACCCCCAATGTTGTTGCGGTTATATATCTCCCGGTCCATAGCTTTGTCTTTTAGCCAGACAAAACAACTAGATACCTCGTGGATATCTTTATGGTGGGCGAACACCTGCAGTGCGAATAGTTCCAACTGAGCGAAATCGGGACGCCGCTTGCCCGTCTTCCAGTCCATGACGATGGCTTTGTTCCCACGTAATACAAGCACGTCAAGTTTAGAGCGCATCCATGCGTCAGCATCCCACCAACCAGTGGGCTTGAGCCCACGGTTAAGCGTCATCTCCTGCTCCACCATGAGCGTGCCGTCACCCACGCTGCGAACCACAGCGTCGATCATGGGGGCATAGACTGCTGCCTCTGCGGGCAGGTCCGTGTCGTCGCGCAGCCGCTCTTCGATCATCTTGTGCAGACGTTCGCCGTACAGTGTGGCCTCGCCACCGGGGTCCGTCACCTGCTTGGCAATACGTTGGTGGTAGTATCGCTTGGGGCAGTTGTCGTACATCTTGATGGATGAGTACGAATGGGTGAGCGATGTCACTTGCGGTTGTCCTTCTTCTTGTAGGGGTTCTTCTGCCATGCGTCGGCTTCTACCAGCTCGTCCTTCAACGCCTTAACGTCAGGCGGGAAGCACTTGTAGACAATGGTTTCGTTCTTGCCCGGTACGTTTTCCATCTCGCTGATACAGGGATCGGCGGCTAACAGGGCCAGCATGTAGCTGGCCGACAGCAATGCAAACATTACACTTCCTCCTTCTGCTTCGTCAAAACGACCAGCACTCCGGCTTCGCGGAACATCTGGGTGGCTACGTCGAACTCCTCCTGCGGCATGGACGTGGTGCCATCACCGCAATACACCGTAGATATACCAGCCTGTATAAGCATACGGGCACAGCGGCAGCACGGCATGTGAGTTACGAAGGCATGACCACCGCGCAAGCGGGAGCCCACCCGTGCTGCCATAGCGACAGCGTTCTCCTCGGCATGGCTCGTCCAAAGATATTTGGCTGGGCGTTCCATACGCTCGGGCTTGTCGAGCACATCGCGGGGGATACCGTTGTAGCCAGTGGCGACCACCACCTTGTCCTCGGTCGAGATGACACAGCCTACCTTGGTGCTCGGGTCTTTCGAGCGTGTCGCCACCTGCTCGGCCATCTCCAGAAAGTACTTCTGCCATGAGTGCTTCATGTGTTGTGATCCTCACTGGTTTGAAACTCTTTTAAGTGGCGGGCATACCAGAGTATGAGCCGCCGTGTTTCCTTGGTGCCGGAGCGGGCGACCATGCTGCCAAGCAGCAGCTCCAACGTCTTGTGGTGCAGCAGTCTCTCGTGCTTGTCGATTGCCCCGGCTACGCTGCGGTCGAGGTCACTCATTTCACTTCTCCATAATTCTTACCCACGTGCGCTTCACAACTTACTGGCAGGTCTGGTGCCCATGACGGTGGGGTTTTCATCACGTCTTCGATGTATACCAGTGCCTCATCAGCCTCGTCTTCATCCACCATGCACACGATCTCGTCGTGCACTTGGAGTACCGTCTTGTAGCGTTGCCCGACTTTCACCATCTGCTCGGCCACGACGATGCGGGCTAGTGCTTGGACGATGTTCTCCGTGATCTTCCCACCATAAACATATGTCCACTTGACTGGCACATCACCGCCGATGAGCTTGGCCTTGACAGCTTGGATGTATGCCCGTGGATCACCCACGAACTTGAAGCCGCCACTCTCCACCTGAAGCAGCGGATAGTTTAGCTGCATACCATTAGGTAGTCTGACCCACTCAGGTCCGAACGGAAGGTAGGGTTTGATCTCGCCGTTCTTACCCTGTGCCATCTCGCGCAGAGCCCAGCCGCAGCGGTTCCAAAATTGTGGGATGAGCGGGTACTTCTGCCGATATGTTTGTACGATACGCTTGGCTTCGTCCTCTTCCATCTCGACCTTGATGCCACCAGCGCCAAGAGCCAACGTCACCTTGAACTTGGTGAACCCCATGCCATAGCCGAGACCAAGCACAGCAGTCTTACCTACATGGCGCTCCAGCCTGTCAGCCTTAGTAATCGCCCGGCCATAGACCTCACTCGCAAACTCGGAGTACACATCGCGCCCCTCACGAAACGCATGGAGCAGGTTCTCCTGCCCTGCCACCCATGCCACGATGCGGGCTTCGATCTGCGAACTGTCACTCGCCACAAGAACTTTACCAGCGGGGGCGCACAGCGCCTTGCGTAGTGTGCCACCTCGCGGCAGGTTCTGCAGGTTCATCTTATCGCCACCACTGAAGCGACCTGTATGCGCACCGTAGTAGTTCAACATAATTGGCAGAGGCCCGCGCTCTGCCACCCCAATGAGTGATGTCGTTCGCGTTTCCTCCAGTGTGGATTTCACGCCAAGGCGGGCCGCGACCATCACTCTCACATCATCGGACGGGTGATCGAGCAGGTCAGTAAATTCCTTATCAGTCTTGCTGAACGCATACGTATCTTTGCCTGTAGCCTTGCTCGTCTTCATCGGCGGTTCAACACCAAGGTTGCGAAGCAGCTCGGCAAGCATGGCATTGCTCATCAAGTACATCTTGATCTTCTCTTCCGTGTCACCGATCCACGAAAGCTCCTCCATCAGGTCCGACTTGCGGTTCTGCACATCTATCAGGTGCTTCTCCAGCAGTGGTTTGTCGAGCACGATGGATGGCTCGGTGTACATGCGGATCGTCTGGTCTATGAGCATAAGTTCTGTTGAGTTGAACCTGCCCTTGAGCAGGTTGAACAGCTTGTGGGTTAACTCGATGTCGTTGATGCAGTACCGACCGAACGCATCCAGATCATCGGCTGTGAAGTCACATCTCCGCTTGCCCATGGTGCGGATTACTTCATCGCCCTTCTCGCCCAGCCTATAGTGTGCGGCCAGTTTCTTGAGCGATCCACCAACAGTGAGCCCATGCCATGGACGTGCCATCGACAGGGTATCCAGCCAGAACCTCGGGCAGATGCCGAACTTCCACGACAGGATAGCACCATCGAACACTGTGTTGTGGCAGAGGACAGCCCGCTTGCTGTAGTCCAGCGAACGCAGGAACTTACCCGGATCACTGCCTGTGTACCAGTCAGCAGGGTGATCGTTAACCTTGATGCCGACACCGATCACTTCAAAGCGAGGGTCACGGACATAGGCTTCCGTTGTCATCTTCGACAAGCTAAAGTCCTTGTCGTAATAAGTTTCGAAGTCAATGGTAACGATGTCCATTACTGCTTCTCCTCTGCGAGTGCTGCGCGGGCTTCGAGTTCCCGGCACAAATCGTAAACCACACGATGTGGTTTATCCTCCCAATCGTACCCGCGTGGTCCTTCGCGGCCCACCGCCAAACGACATTCATACGTCAGTTGGGTGGGCAGATGCGGCAAACCAGCATCATGCTTCAGTTTGTGGCCTTCTGGTGTGTCGAGTGGTTTTCCCAGCGCCGCCCGCAGCCGCTCGTTGTCAGCCCACACTTGAGCGTTTGCCTCTGACAGCCGTTCGATCTCGGCGCGGATGAGGTCGACGGCGGCGGTGGCCTCTACAGCATGGCCACTGCAAGTCATGGCGCACTGGCAATGCTCGGTGATAATGTCAGCCACTTCTCTGATCATCGCGGTGCGGCGGTCAGCGGTCATATGCTGTCTCCCGCGAGGTCTTCATACATGAGTTCGATCTGGCGTTCGGCTTCGGCCAGTTCAGCCCGCAGGCGTTCGTTCTCAACATCGGTCTCTGCCACCCGTCGACGCAGTCTATCAATCGTGCCGATGTACTCCGCATTGCGCTCGTTCAGTTTCTGAAGATCGGCGCGGAGGGTGGTGTTCTCGCTCACCAACTTGGCCGTCAGTTCGTCATACGCCATCCGTCTTCTCCTCTGCGAGTGCTGCGCGGGCGATGTCCATCACCGCTATCAATTTTTCATTGAGCGAAACGGCGTGTTCAAACGCATTGTCCGGGTTAATGGTGTTTCGCCGCGTGTATCGCTGCTGGTCAATCTCCCGCAGCGCCGCCCGCAGCCGCTCGATCTCGGCGGCTGCCTCGTCACACGTTTCGGTGTCAATTGGGCCGCGCCACAGCCTCTCTACAATGTCAGTCATCACATATCCTCATCATAGTCAGCACCCACTTTGAACGCTGCAAAGCAGGCAGCAACAAGCACCGCCCACAGAATTGCTACCGCAAGTATTGTCATTGCTCACCCACCCTCATTGCGCGCCTGATATCTGCCAGCAGCCATGTCGGCCAGAAGCTGCTGCGTGGTGACAGCGAGAGGGTTACTCTCGCTATCTTGTTGTCGTGTGCCACTGTCACGTGGATATGTCCCTGCTGCTCGATAGCCAGCACCTCATAGCCAGCACTCTCGCAGACCTTGCGAACCTGCCGCTTACTCAGTCCCATAGGGTCTATCATCCGTGCCATGGGCACGCCCTTCGTATGACAGCAGGAACAAGATGCAGCACCCAGCGTGGGCCAGATGCGACAGGCCCGTCTCAGGATCACGGCTCTCACCACGCCACCACGCCCACATGTGGCGCATCAGAGCAGAGAAGGGACGTGACCAGTGCATACCCTTCTCCCAGTTGCGGTCGCCGTATTTATTAGCGCCGAACTCCAGCACCTGTGCGATCTGGTTCAGTGCATCGGGTGGCATGAGATGCCATGGCGTCTTGCCACTGTCATCCTTGCGCCCCTCGCTTGTCGGAGGGGGAGACATGAGTGTCTCCACCGGGGTCTGACGGCTCTCAATAAGTTTCTGTGAGCGATAGTACGACAGGCCAGAGTGAGCCATCACCTCCCGCACAGTGGCATTGGGATAGTGTACGAGATAGTTGACGGCATCTTGGTAGTTGCCTTTGCGGATGCTCTTGCGTTTCATTTGTGCCTCGCAGAGATGGGCGGTTCACTACGAGTGTTAGCAGCAGCGCGGGTCATCTCTTCCCATGGGTTGTACTTTTCCTCGGGTGTAAAGAAGCGGAAGATGAGATGCGCGATGTAGAGAATACCGCCAAGGGAACCCAGCGCGAAGTACGCTGCGAACGCCCACTGAACATTGTTATCAGGCATCGAGGTGAACCTCCTCATCGACCTCGGTTTCAGTACCGATAAGTTGTTCGAGGTTATTGCGGCGGGCAGCGAACTCATCCATAAGCTGGAGTTTACGCTCGTTGATGCGAGCGATGTCTTCATCAAGGCGCTCCAATAAGTTTACGAGACACTGGTCGCTCATGGCAATCTCGTCTTCGAGACGGGCTGCTGCCCGCTTCACAAACGCTGCCGTCTTGCGTTGCATTGCGATAAGGCTAGTCATCTTTTATTTTCCTCACTGTTAGCTTGTACCCAAGTGTCTGGGCGATTGCGTCGAAGTCAAACATGCGGGGGGAACGATCCCCCGCACGCCATTTTCGCATGGCACTGGATGAGACACCTG